AAAGAAAAAAGCCCCGTAACTCACTGAGCTACGGGGCTTTCCTGTTGGAGGCTGAGGTCGGAATCTAACCGGCGTTCACGGATTTGCAATCCGAAAAAAAAGTCTTACTTATCAAAGTATTAATCAAAAACGGTTTCCACTATTGAAGCTTAACCCCAAGTTTGGAGGCCGCATTCTATGCGTCCTTCCAACTCCATAGTGGAAGCGATTTTTCAGCCTGCTGGCTGCTGACTACCATGCCTCCGGACGGAACCGAGGCACCTACTGGAGACCACCGATGTCTCTCGACCCCAACCGTATCGCCGTCGGCGCACAAGAACCCATCGCCAATCTCAACCCAGTACCGCTGGAGGACGCCCATCTGGTCCAATGCTCATGTGGCTGGTTCGGCCCTTCATCGCAGCGGACCAGTACTTCGGCCTGCCCAGCCTGCGGTGGCGAGAGCTTCGAAAGACCTGATGTCGAACACATCTACCAGACTCTTGCTGGCTTGCTGCTGCGCGCCCGAAAGGAGTTGGCCGAGCGCACCAGGGTAAGCTTGGAGCTTCGCAGCCTGGCCGACAAGTCAGTGCAGAACTGCCGAGCGCTTCAGGATGCCCAGGCCCCGCTCATGGCCAAAGCGGGCGCCTTCGACGCGGTAATGAAGATGCTTGGCTTCCCGGCAGAAGCAGGCCCGGAACAACTACCCGAAGCCGTGCACTGGCTGATGCTGGACCAGATGCGGTATGCGATGCATCGTGACGTACTACGCATGGACCGCTCGGCTTGGGAAGGGATACAGGACATCCCGCAACACAAGGTCAGCGCCACCGAATACGACCATGCAACTGACAGGCGAATAGCCAGATGGCGCCAGGCCCAGCAAACCGAGGCCCAATGCAGAGCGAGCAGTACTGACGACCAAGCCGCGGTCCAAGCGCAAGAAGAGAGGATTGAGCAGCTCGAAGCAGAACTGCTCGATGCTCGCAGCCTCATCAAGACGCTGATCTGAACAGAGCCGGGCGCAACGCCCGGCCATGCCTTATGCAGCCTGACGTGCGTCGACCTGGGCCAGCTTGATGGTGACGTCCTGGGCTGCTCCTTTCACGAACGAGGCAACCAGGCGAACCTTGAGGCTGGTCAGTGGCTCGGTAATGGTCAGCGCCTGCGTTTCAAATATCCCCGACTTCTGTCCCGCGGCGATCGGGTGAGCCAACTCCTGATTCTGCCCGGACTGGTAAAGGGTGGTGGTGCCCGCGCCATTCACCGCCTGCAGTTGCAGCGCCACCTGCAGCACGCTGTTGCTCGCGCTGGTCAGTTCCCACTTGCCGAATGCCTTGATCACCTCATTGGCGAACAGAGACGCAACTGGGATCGACTGTTCCAGCACCAGGGTGGGATTGTTGCCGGTAGGAGTACCGGACACCTTCAGCACCTGGAAATCACCCGCAGTCGAGTTGGCCAACTTCGACGGGGTGACGGTCAAGCCGGCCAGATTAGTGCCAGAGAGCACGCAGTTCGCAGCAATACCGCTGGAAGTGATTGTTCCGCCACTCCCGGCTGTGACGGTACCAGTGGTGCCAGTGAGTAGCGGGTTGGGTATAAGGCTACCGCTGAGGTTGGCGGTGGCCGCCGGCGAAGAACTGAACGGGAGGTTCGCTGTGGGCAGAGTGACCCGGTTGCTGAAGATCTTACCCAGGACCTCCGCCACTGCAGCGCCGATCACCTCGCCGCCCATCGGGGATGGGTGTACACCATCCCCCACCATGCCAGGGAGAGGCAGATAGGAGGCACCCGACGCCGGATCCACCATCTTGTCCCAGGGGTTGGCCACCAAGATTCCTTTCTTCGGCGCCTCGTTCAGCAACCACTGGTGCACCATGTAGTGGTCGGCGATCACTGAGGCCCCGAGCCCAATGCCAGGTCCATGCACCGGTGTCTCGGCGATGGTGATAATGGTCTTCCCTCTCGCCAGCAGGGTGTCATAGATGAAATTCAGGTTGGAAATTGTCTGGGCGATGCTCATGCCCTGGAGCCGGTCGTTCCCGGTCCCGAAGTGGATCAGAACGTCGAAGTTCGCTGCCTGGGCAAGGATCAAGGGCATTCTTGCTACCTGCTGCGCAGTCGTATCGCCATCGACGCCGGCGTTCAACGCGGTCGGGAACGCCGCCAACCCGCCGGACAGAGCGCTAGCCCAGAACGCCAACCCCACGTTTCCCTTGGTGCACTGGAAAGCGCGACTGTCGCCATAGACCGCGATGTTGCGGTTCAATGGCCGTGGCGGCGGTGCGCTGCCGGCTGATTTCAGCAGATCGGCAAGTTGATCCGGAATCTCGATGAAGGACTCGATCATTGCACTGCCTCCTGCACGAATACCCTGGCCCCCTGGATCGGCGAAAGCACCCATACGCCTGGCGACCCTTCGTGAACGGTGGCGCGCTCTCCCGGCTTGCGCAGATCACCATCACGCGCATTCGTAGCAGGCGCATCGGCCGCTTCGAAAATCAGAAGATCCAGGCTGCCTTTGTTCAGCAGAACCAGCTTTTTGCCAACGGCGATCCCGCTTTTGGCGTACAGGTTGGTCCATTCATTGGCGTTCAAAATCACGTCAGGAAGCGATCCGGACATAGGTGTTTCCTCTTGGGTTGGGGCCTCTCGGCCGGAAATGAGGGGGTCAATGCACGGCGCAGTTTCACTGCTCCGTAGTTGGATTCGAGATCGGGATGGCGACGCTGCTGAGGAAATACCGTAGAGGTGAGGTCTGGCCTAGCGGAATGCATCGATTAGCGTAACGGTGAAGCCCGTTATCGAGGGACGACGGGCTCTATCTTTCGCAGTAGAAATATCTAAGCACTTGCACTTAGCGAAACATTAAATTCCGGAAGTCACGGACTCGATTTTGTAATCCCATCGCCACCTCCCTTTAAATTTAGGCGCAGGATAAAAGTCAACATCTACATCCGAAAAATCACGAGCCTGCCCCGATGGAATATCCAACCCCAAATACTTATCAGCCTCCGCAACGATAGTGCACCTTTCTTCTTTTCCATCAACTAGCAACACACAGTCATACAACCTGAAAGAAACATCCAATCCCACCACCTTATATTTTTTTGATTTATTTAAAATCCTTCCTTCGATCCGATATCCACCATAATTATTTGGAGATGCCATTCCCCAATCCTCCGGCCTGACCTCTTCAACAAACACAAGTCTCTGGTTCCTGTCTCGAATATACTTATCGTACTCTGAGTACCCCCAAAGGCATGCTCCCACGACCACCCCAATTACGAGCGCAACCACACCAAACGCAAAGAAAATCCTGCGGAATCCACGACTTTTTACGAGCAGAACTAGAACAACCGAGGCAAATACCCACTCCATCAGACAGCCCTTATAAAAAGAGGATTAACGGCAAAACTCAGTTGAAGATCACTGACGCTGACGTCTTCGCATGACTCTTCTTAATCCACCCCAAATCTCCGCGAGCGCTCCTTACCCGATACATATCATCGGTCTCAGCGAGTACGGAAAAATAAGTCGGCTGTTTGATCTGGAGAACAACCGGGCTGCGTTCGATGGGAGCGGCGTAGAGCCACTGAGGAACCTGATCGACGCGAACGACCTCTACAGGAGACGTCTTCAGATTGAGGGCATACCGAACGAACGGCTTGTCCGCTGATGCCTGCTCGGCTGGTTCCCCGGCGCGGGACCAACCTCGGCTCACCATGCAGTCTGCGAACATCTGCTGGCGATCCAGTGACGCCCCTATGGCCATCCCCGCCTTCTTCGACCCACTGGCACCGTATTGCGGTGCGTGAGCATAGACTGAGCTCAGGCCGGTGCGGGCCAGGGAATCGCACTCCAGGCGATCCTTGCTGAGGTCCTGGGCTGTGGCGCCAAGCCGCTGCCACTCGTTCGCACAACCAGACAAACCGACGAGCATTGCGATCAAGGGGACTATCGCCTTCCGTTGCATTTCCGCACTCCATGATGGCCAGAGGGAGACTGAAGTGTAATTCCGAGTCTCCGCCCTGGCCACTATTACGACATCGGCCGATCCGTTTTCCCTTCCTTCAGCCAGCGCTTGAACTCCGCCATCGACATCGGAGTCACCTTTCCTACCTTCCACCTCCTGTCGAAGTTGGAGCGGTAGGCCTTGACCGCTGCCGCTCGATCCGAATAGCCGAGCATCACCTTGTGCTCGTCGAACCCTCCCTTTTGGTCGTCTTGGTCGATGACGAATACTCGGTCGCTATGTTCCTGTGGACCGAGGTATACGTCGACCTGTTCACCATCCGCCCCGCTGGTGCGCTTGATGTAGCCGTAGTGATCGGACATCGTGTGCGACCAGACCTTCCCGTTCTTCCCTACCCCCTTGCGCTCCGACCCCCGCGGGTTCTCGATCGAGATATCGAGCCCCTGGAAACGCACGTGCCCCTTGCGGTAGTTGCCCGCTTCCTTCTGGGCATCGGTGGGCTCCGGCAGATCGTTGTCCGGCGACATCGCCGCATCACTCGCTGCGCGATCCACCGCAGATCCCGGCTGTAGGTCTCCGCCCGAAGTCCTCACCGCGAACCCGCCATCGACCTTGACCACTTCTGGCCGGCGGCCCTGTGCCAGCGCCTCCCGATAGGCCCGGCTCGCCCGGGCGGAGCCCGCACCATCGAAAGGCATACCGTCAGCACGAAGCACCGGCTGGTCAGCTTGAGGCAGGTACTCCTTCGCCTGGTCGTCGTGTAGTTGCTGTGCGTAGGCGGTTGCATCCTGCGGACTGTCGAAGACACCGAGGTGCCGGCCGGTCTTCAGGTACTGCTGAATGGCCTGCCCGTCGGTGAGGATGCGTCCGTCGTCGCTGACGGTCGGGATCAGCACCTCCCGGCCGTCGAAGTTGGCCGAGATAGAACGCACGGTACTGATCGATCCATCCTCGTTTCGGACGATCGGACGACTATGCAGGTCGATGTTGCCAGCCTCGATCATGCCTGGGATGCGCTCCAGGTCCTGTGCAGGCTCCACATCGGGCAATTGCTCGTCCGCCGGCGGCAACATTTCCTCTCCCGAAGAAGGCTGCGCCGTATCTACTGCCGGCATCTCAATCGGAGCAGCTACACCCTGCTGCTGTTCACCTACGGGCGCCACAGCTTCGGAGTTGTCGCTATCCCCGCCCGCCGCTTGGAACGCTTGGAAGTAGGGGGAAAGAGTTGCAGCCAGTTCCCTGACCTGGGCGACCGTCGCCCCCGTATTGGGATTCTCGGCCAGCCGGATCAAGGCGTTGCGCACGGGAGCGCTCTCGTAGAGACGAGCAAACCCACCTATGGCGCCCGCAACAGGGATTGCCTTCAAGCCCGCGGTAGCGGCAGCCGTAGCGGCCCCAATGCTGTAGGTTTGCTGCCCAGTTGCGGTTTGCACCCCAGCCTGTCCGCCGCGACGAGTTGCATCGAGAACCTGGCGCAACCCCTCCAACTGGCGACGATCAGCGTCCCGGAAGAACACGCCGGTCTGCGTTTCCAATTTGCGGATGTTGTTCAGGAAACGGTCAGGGGACAACCCCTCGGTACCCTGAGCATCGCGAATTGCCTTTTGAATAATCGTCGCTCTTGCCGCCTGCCGCCCTTCAGTACCAAGGCTCTGATAGAGGTTTCTGACCTCACTCGGCTTTCTGCTGAACAGCAGGCTCTCTGCCAACTCTGGAGTCATCTCGCCTTTGTCCAGCACCGACTTGAGCCTGGTGTTCGAAACCCGCCCTGCCTCTTCCCCATAGGCGATGTTGGCCCGGCGCAGTTTGATACGTTCCTGGGCGGACAGATTGGCGCTGGCAACTTCGTCCATATCCTCCCTAAGCGCAGAGTAGACGCGCGACATCAGTGCTCTTGCGCGGCTCGGAAGTTGACTCCTGGCCGCGCCATCGAACGAGTTCACGACATCTCGCCAAGCCGTTCTGTTCTCGCGAAGAGTTGAATAGGTCTGAGGGGCCGAGTTCAGCGTATCCATGAACTGTCGCAGCTCGTTTGTGGCCTCAGCACTTCCAACTACGCCTGGTCTATTCAGCTCAGCGATCGCATCGCTCACAGCTTGCTCGGTTCGCGTGTACGGGACAGGGCCAACAGTGTCCAACTGCTGTTCAATCCGACCGATCCTCTCACCTGCCGCACGGCGGCGCCGACCGACGTTTTCCGTCAAACTGTCCATCAACTGATCTTGGTCCGGCTGGGGGTAGCGTCTTCCCAGCCCCTCGACTGCAGCTACGCGAGCGTCCTGCTGGGCCTGCCGCGCCCCTCCGGTCCCCGCGAACGGAATCCGCTCGCCGGCAATCTGGGCACTCCGACTCATGAACGTCTGGGGTGGAAAGACATCCGACGTCATCAGCGGCACGTTGACCTGCTCAGCCTGCTGAACGAGTTGCGCGTTCGGACCGGCCGCCGGGTTTCGCGCAGCGGCCAGCACCCTCCGTCCGGTATCGGCGACACCACCAATAGCACTGGCGACAGCCGGGGTTGCAGCGCCCAGGGCGCCAGCAGCAGCTATCTCTCCCCCATCAACATCCCCACCAGCTTCCTGCTGCAGCCCTTCGATTCCAGCCTGAGTCGCTGCAGATCCCGCCCCCAGGGCAATGGCCTGGCGCCCCAGTCCACCACCAACCCAGGATGCCCCTCGCGCTGCGGGGGTGAACGCGGCCCCAATACCAGCGGCTTGCGCCACGTCTAGCCCGCTCAGCCCAGGCTTGTTGATCACCGCCTGCACGCCGGTCTTGTTGTTGGCGGCTATCAGGTTCCCTTTTTCATCCTGAGAGACCCCAATGTAAGGCGAACTCGCCCGAAGCATTTTCGCGATCTCACCAGCATCAGTCGTGGTGGGCAGGGCCGCAAATAAGGCAGCCTGCTGCCCTGCTGGAATATCCAGCCCCTTGAACAACCCAGAGTTCTGGAGCTCAGGAAGTTTCTGGGTAGCCCTGGTCTGCCTATCCTCTCCAGTGAAGAGGTTCCTGACGGTATCCATCAGCCCCTTCTGCTGCTGCGGCTCCCGGTCTACCAAGGGCGCAGACTCCCATGCAGGGCGAGCGGCAGTGGCAGTACCAGAAGACTGGCCATTCCCGCCACCAATTAGAGGGGCTTCCTCCCATGCAGCCATCACGGCTTCCTCCGCTGATTCCCTTGGGGGTCGATGAACACGGCGCCAGACGGCAACCGGTTGTAGTCTTCATCCGAGGCTACGCGCACGATCTGCTGAGCAGGCGTCGGCTGTGGCCGGCTCTGTTCTTTCGGAATGCCCAGTTGGGGGACAACCGAGGTGACATCCAACTCCGGCGCCTGGGCGTTCCGGCGCCGCAGATTGATCATGTTGGTCTTGAGTTCCACTGCACGGTCGTTCAGCGCGGTGATCTCTTGAATCCTCTGCTTCACCAGCGCCGGGTCGTTGATGTTGGTGATGAGTTCGTTCCACGCTCGTTTGGCATCTCCGTCGGTCTGTACGCCCGCATTCAGGCGCAGACTGGCATTACGCAGCGTCTCGAGCGTGGAGTTCAGCGAGGCATAGTTCCGAGATTGATCGGTGCTGCTTCCCAGGTAGTTTCGGGCTTCCGACAGCCGGTTGCTGAGTGGCCCCAGTTCAAGCGCGCCCGAATCGATCTGTCCGACAATTCGGCCGAGCTGCTCGTTGATACCTGCTGACCCGGCCAGCGCCTCGAGGTCTTTGTCCTCGGACTTCTGGACGAACGACGGCAACGGCTTCCCGCCGGCATCGGGCAGCAACCCCATCTGCCGGCCGAACTGTGCGACCCGCTGCTGGAGTTCCGGCGTACTGGTGAGCGCCCCGTTCAACAAGCGGTAGCCGGAAACACGGTCAACCAGGCGCTCAATTGGAACCTCCAGAACGTCGTGGTCGTCGTCATCGGCAGTTCCGCGGCCTTTCGTCAAAGGGACGTTGTGGGTGCTGCCGTCGTCTCGCGTAACGGCCAGGTCGAACACCACCGTTCCCGGGGTGCGGCCAGGGTAAACACCCGCAATGGCCTTCTTCCCTCCACGGCCCTTGTTCACCTCAGGACCGAACATCCGGTTCATCGCCGCCAGCCCCTCGGGACTGTTCGGATCCGCCTCCCCCATGAACGCCTGGCCAGCGAGCTGGATGTCGCCCTGCATCTGTGGGCTCAGGACATGAGTTGGATCAGCCCACGGGTTGCGCTTGAAGGCCGCCAGGTCGTCCTCAGACGGTTGCTCCCCCATAGCCAGGCGTGCGTAGGCGGACTTCAGTTGGACCTGATCGTCCTCTCTCTGCTGCGCCTTTTCCTCCCGTTGCATGCGCCGCTCCACCAACTGTGCCTGTGCCTCGGCGCGTCGGTTGGCAGACTGCAGCTCTGCGGTCCGTAGCCCATAATTCTGCCGGAACTGCTGATTCCGCATGTCGAACTCACGCTGATCTCGATCCCGGGCGTACTGGAGATTCGCCTGTTGGGTATCGAAGTTCCGCTGATCTTGCTCGCGCTGGTAATGCATCTGCTCACGACTCATGTCGAGCCGCTGCGCATCAATGCCCCGCTGATACTGGCGTTCCTCCGCCTGGTCGGCGATCTGCTGACGCCTCAGTTCCATCTGATCGCGCTGGCCCAACGCTCCCATCACCAGCCCATACCCTTGGGCGAACCCGTCCATCGCCCCGCGACTATCAAGCCCTGCCATATCATCCCCCCTCAGAACAACGAACCGGCGATTAAGCCGATGCCAGCCCCTACCGCAGTGCCAACGGGGCCGAATGCCGAGCCCATCATTGCCCCGGTCGTCGCCATGCCCACCTGGCCCTGTCGACGATTCGCCTGCTGTTGCTGGTTCATGGCATCCTCTGCCGCCTTCGCCTGCTGCTGCTGTTGCGCGAGGCTGGATAGCCCCTGCATCGCTTCGCCCTGCATCTGCTGCTTCAGTCCGATCAGTCCGTATGCCATGTCGTCACCCTTGCTTTGTCAGGCCAGAAAGACCCAGGCCGCCAGCCATGATCTGCTCCTGCAGGTCACGGGCGGAGATGCGGGCGTTGTTGCTTGCATCCACGGATGCCGCTGCACGGCCGATCTGCAGCTTCCGATCCTGGGCGGCCTGCTGCGCTGGAGTCAGCGAAAGGCCCATCCCCTGTTGCTGCATGCGCAAGCCGCGCGCGGTGTTGTCGTAGGAGGCGTTGACGGAACTGGCAGCTTGGGCAGCCTGCTCACCAGCGTAGGTTTCGCTTGTCGCCAGGTTCGCCAACTTGTCGACGTAGGGCTGGAACCGGGCTTTCCAGTCATCCCATTGTGCTCGGCTGAGTTGACCAAGGACCGTCGAAGCCCCTTGATTTCCGGCAAAAGCCGCGTTCGGATCTACGTAGTAAGGCATCACGCATAACTCCCGAAGTTAACCCCGTACTGGGTGGTGTCGAACTGCTTGCCGTTGAGCCCCTCGGGGTTCAGTACACCGGAACGAGCAACGCTGGTACTGGCCGGCGTCGACTTCCAGTTCTGTAGCCCGTACTGAGCCCCTGCAGCACCGGCCCCCAGCGCAGCACCTGCAAGTTGGAGGTTCGCGCTCTTTCGGTTGAAGCGGTTGAAGGCCGCACTCTGGGCATCCTGGGCGGCCTGGTTCGCTACGGTGTTCAGGCCAGCCTGAGCCTGTCCGGATTGTCCTTGGCCGATGGCTGCCAGGTTGCTGAGCCCTCCAACCTGCTGAGCTTTCTGCTCGAACTGGGCTCGCGCCATCGTGTCGCCGCCACCAGCTCCCGCAGCATCGGCAAGATCGGCCATGGCTCCGGTGTAGCGGCCACTATTTGGATTGACCCCCGCCTGTTGCGTCACGCCCTGGGTTACCTGCTCCATACCGGCCCTGAGTGCCTGCTGCGTGCCGGCGTTGGCCTTACCTCGGACGTACGCCATGTTCCCGCCCGAGCCCATCTGGTCAACCCGGCCCATATAGGCGTTCTCGACCGGTGCCAGACGCTCCTGGGCGTAGTTCCACTTTTCAGCGGCTACCTGCGCGGCATAGCGCTGTTCGGGCGTGTCCGAAACTGTGTTGCTGCTCTTGCCTTTACTTCCGCTCATTGAGCACCTCGGTTCCGACTCAGGTCTTGGATGTAGTCCGCCAGCGGTTCGTCGTGGAAGTGCCGGCGGATGCCTTCGGACACTTGGACCATCCAGGCAGCCCCACCGATGAGATACGCACACTGCACCACCAGACTGGTGAGTTGGTCCCGCAGGACGAACGCCAAGGTCTGCCCGTGTTCATCACCACTGCGCTCAAGCACAACGCTGTCGCGCCAATCCTGCAGGGCAGCCGCCATCAGGGGGCGTATGAAGTGCTCGAAGTGGCGGTAAAAAGGGTTCACGGGCAGTTCGACCAACGCCAACCAGAATGCGCCGTAGACCTCCTGTGGAGTGAGGGCCTTATCGCCATCGACGATGTCGTCCAGGGTCTGCGAAATCTCGAATAGGGTTTCGCAGAATCGGATCGCATCCAGGTTTCCCTGAAGCACCCGGTGCAGGAGTTGCTCCTGCGTTTCGCGCGAGTCGATCATGCAATGTCCTCAGAACAATTTCGCCAGATCCATCTGGCGCAGCTTGATGGTGGCGTCCTGGCCAAGCCCGGTCTTGAACACCACGGATACCAGCAGTTTCAGACTGCTTGGTTGCGCAGAAAGCGTGAGCACCTGCGTTACCAGAGTCCCCGCCATAGAGCCGATGGGCAGCGTGTGCGTCAGTTCTTGGCTCTGGCCGATCTGCGCCACCACCGTATTCCCACCGACAACCGCAACGATCTGTAGCGCAACCTGCAGCACACTGGCGTTCACACTGCTGAACTCCCAGCCGGCCAAAGCCCGCAATTTCTGTCCGGCAGCGACCTTGCTGACATCAACGCTCTGCTCGAGCGTCAGCGTCGGCTGGGTGCCAGTCGGCGTGCCTGTGATCCTCAGCACCTGCTTGGCGCCGACGGTGGCAGTCTCCTTGGACGCTGCAACAGCCAGCCCGTTGAGGTTGGAGCCCAGTAACGTGCAACCATTGGCCAGCGTGCCAGAGGCATTACTTCCCGCTCCGAGCGTGCCGCCTGTCCCATCGAGCAGGGAATTTGCGATCAGGCTGCCACCTGGGGCGAGCGTTGCGTGATAGGCGACGTTCGCGGTTGGGAGAGGCGCCGGCATGGTGAACAGTCGGCGCAACGCAGCGGCCACATGCTGACCGATGATACGAGCCCCCACCGGAGCTGGGTGCAAGCCGTCTCCCGTCATCCCCTCCTTCGGCCAGTAGCGGTCTCCCGACGCGGGGTCGACCATCTCATCCCAGGGATTCACTACAATGACTCCCAAGCTGGGAGCGACGTTCATGTACCAGGCGTGAACTGCGAAGTGATCGGCCACCTGTTGCTCGGTGATTCCGATACCGGCCCCATTCACCGGAGTCTCTGCGATCGCGATCACGATCTTCCCTCGGCGAATCAGCTCGCTGTACAGGTATTCGAGGTTTCGAATGGTCTGGGCCAGCGACATCCCCTGGAGCCGGTCGTTCCCGGTCCCGAAATGCACTAGCACGTCGAATGCCGCGGAGTTGGCTATCACGTCATTCTGGAGACGCGCGAGCATCTGGGCGGTGGTGTTGCCATCGATCCCTTTGTTCAGGGCCAGCGGAAACGCTGCCAGCCCCCCGGTCTCGATCACCGCCCAGTCCGCGAAGCCGACATTGCCCTTCGTACACTGGAAGGCGCGACTGTCCCCCAGCACCAAGACATCGGTCAGCAGCGGTCGATACAGCCTGGCCGTCGCGACCTGAACTGCGGAATCAGCGCGTTCGCCCTGCTCTTTGGTTGCTGCGCCGACATCGCCAGCAGTCACCGTCAGCTTTCCATCAGCGTCCGGAATGACATCATTCAACTGCTTGACGGTGCCCGTGCCACCACCGCCGGCTCCCTCGCCCGCGATTTTTGCCAGTTTGGCCGGACACTCCGCCAGCGTGACGTTTCCGTAGCGATCCGTCAGCGGGTACTTGCCATCGCTGTTCGGCCCCCCGTCGGCGGTTCCAGTCGCCCACGCACTGAACTCATCGAGGCTCACCTGGCGATCGGCCAGGAACTCCTCGATCTTCTCCAGCAGATCCAGCACGCCCTGGTTGGTGACGAACCGGAGCAGGACGTACGGGGCGCTGGCCACCTCTGCCGCCGGCGGTGCATCGATAGTGATCCGCGTGTTCGACTCTACGGTGACCAACTCGAAGCACTGGCCACTGGCGACCACGAGGACATCACCTCGCGCGGCATTCGCCAGCCACTCAGTACCGGTACCGGTAACCACTTTTGTCCCGGCAGCAATAGACACCGTCCCAGCACGATAGATATGGGATGCCATGAAAGTTCCTGATTTTCTAGGGAGTTAGGAGGGTCCGTTGCCAGGAGGCAGGATAATTCCCTGCTCTATTGGTCGCCGGGTTTCGATATAGAGAAGTGGCATGTGGATCAGGGTGCCGGATCGCCCGGTAAGAATTTTCCGCTCCATCGGCATGGAGGGATTACCAGGTACATAGATACGGCTCCCAGCGATCTCGCCGTTGTAACGCATGAAGTAACCAGTCCCGATAGAACTGACGAGCACCCACTCGTTTCGAGTACTGGCGCTGAAACCGTCCGTACCGATCCAGTGCTCGAAATACTGATCTCGCAGTACCTGGTCTCGACCAAGGTATTGCCAGGATCCACTGGAACGCTTGTAGCTGACTGCGTTGTTGCCAGAGTCAAAGACCACCGATCCAGCACCCGGAGCCCAAACACGTATGCCGTGGGTCTCTCCTGAAATGTAGCCATCAGGCGAAACCACCAGGAACTCGCACATGGAGTCGCGAAGCCGGTTGTATATCTGCGGAAGCGACGAACCCTCGCCAGGTAGGTGAATCACGGTAAATGCGATGACCACGCCAGTCCATGCACCAGGAGCCCCCTTTGCGGCACAGTAGCCTATGCAGGTCGGAGACTCAGCCCGAACCCCTCTAGGTCTGGCGAAAACAAGCGGCGGGGTTGGGCTAGTCGAGGTGCCGAAGAACGTGTACTCCAAAAATATCCCCTCGCCCCCGATGTCCCCCTCATCTTCGAACAGTTGGACGTTGTGCCATCCCCCGTTTGTAACAGCACCAGCTCCCTCGTCCACGGCAATGAAGATAGGGTTGTTCTCGTCAACAGAGAGGTTTCCCCAATCATTGACCACACGAAAGCCTATGCTCACGACGACACACCCAGCATCAAGAAACAGGACACGGGCGCCTGAGACCAACGGAGCGTATTCCCCTCGATCACCACCAACGGAACCGGAGAAAGCCCGGGGTTCTCCGCCGGCATGAGGCAGATATCAAGCTTCATACCGGCATAGGGGGCCAAGTCCAGCGTTCCAGCGACATTCGACTGCGTTCGGATCGCAAGCATCTTCCTGATGGTCCGAACCGTGCTGTCGAAGGTAATCTGCCCGTTCTTGTCGTAGCAGCGAATCACGAAGGTCATAGCAGAAGCTCTCCGATCTCGATTCGAAGGGTTCCTGCGGGGTCATACCAGCGCTGGTAGCTATCGGTCATGACCATGCGGGTTCCTCCAACCAGGCCGTTCATGAAGATCCCGCCGTTGGGGTCAATCACGAAGCGCGGCAAGCCTCCGGCGCCGACCTGGGAACTGGTGAGTTGGCCGTAGACTTGGCCGAATCCGATTGTGATGTTGGCGACATCGATAGCCTCGGCACGTATCTGCCCACCGATAGTGGTGATCGGCGTGACCCCGTCGTTGGCATACAGTTTCCCGATGCTGATAGGACCGATCTGCCCCTGCTGAATCGATGCCTCCTTGACCATCAGGGTGTTGATGTAGACCTTGTCGTTCTCGACGATGAATGGATGCAGGTAATTCGCTGCCTGCGCACCAGGTGTCGCGATCCAGAACCGATTCGCCAGCACCGCGAAATCAGCCGTGGTGCCGTCGTTGTACGCACCGAACCCGCTGATCAGCCCGTTCACGTCGAGACGCAGCGTGTACTGGGCCGCCAGCCCCTCCAGCGCGGTCGTGTGGGTCGAGAGCGTCTGCTGGATGGCTGCCGACTGATCGTTCACGTTGCTCTGGAGCGTAGTGATTGCGTTGGCCGTCGCCTCGAACTCGCTGGCGATGGTCTGCTGGTCCTCCAAGTACTGCGCCGCGGTGGTGTCCATCCGCGAGACCAGCGCCTCCATGTTCCGCGCCTGGGTTTCCAAGGCGGTGGAGACGGTTTCCGTGAACTGGGTCAGCACCGACTCCGCCGTTTCAAGACGTGACGACATGCTGGTCAGCGCGCGAGTGCCGACCTCGGTGAACGTGATCCGTGCGGTGCGCTCCGAGACGATGTCTGCGGCGTTCTGGCCGATGCTAGCCTGCATCAGGTCGATCTGGTGAGCGATCGCCTGCTGGTCCGAGGTGATCACCTCCTGCAGTTGGGTAATGGCCGCCGTGATGTCGTCGCCGGTCTGCACTCGGAGGTCGGAGATTTCTCGGCGGATGTTGACGTTCTCGTCGTCGCGCAGGTAGCGCTCAGCCGAAGTCAATAGCTTGGCAGCCTTTGCCGCAGCATCGAGTGCCGCAAGCTGCTGTTGCAACCCCTCCAGGTCCATCGCCTTGACCAGGGCTTTGGCGAGTTCCCCCTCGTTTATCTCGTTGGTGATCAGGCCGATGATGTACTCGATGTCGAGCAGCGACTCAGCGTAGGTGCCATTGGGGCTGTTCGGCGGCCCCTCGATACCTGCGTTCGAGACCCAGGTGATCCAGTAGTAGTAACCGATGGCCTTGGACGGGTCATTGGGGTCGACTGCATCCTGTCGCATCGGGTCGCTGTAGATCATGCCCGTGGCGCGGCTGATCAGCGTGGCCTCGCCGAAGTTGTCGACTTCGCTCCGGTAGATGTTCGTCAGCGAGTGGTTGCGATAGAGCTTGTAGGGGTTGTCCCAGGTCAGCGTGATCATGCCGAAGACGCCAGCCGCACCGAAACCTACCGGCTTCGGCGGTATGGCCAGGTCTGGAATCCCCGGCTTCGGGGTCAGCCCACCACCAGTACCTGGGCGCCAGCCCGGCCGCAATTGAAAGGCGCCCGACTCCAGCAGATCGCGGTAGGTCACCTTCTTGTCCAGCCGGTCGCCTCGGTTTCCCTCCCCTGTCTCGATGATCTCGGTCAGGGCGGAGAAAAACGGACGCAACTGGGCCGGGACCTGACTACCCGGGGTCGGCAGGCTCGAGCGTTTGACGGTCATCAGGTCAACTCAGATGGGGTATTCGCAATCTGCAGGGAGAAGACTTCCGCGGTACCCGCCGCCTCAAGCTGCCACTCCCGGGCGTCGCTGTAACCGGCAGGCAGCCGAAACATCTGCGGGCCTGCAATGGCGGCATCCAGCACCAGGCTGCCGTCAGCATAAACGCGGAACTGGACCGGATAGCTGGCAGCGATGACCTTGCCGGTGTTGAAGTTGGCCGCGCCGGGAGGAAACTCGAACACTTTGGACCGCCAGCGGTAGCTCAGCGGCGCGCCTTTGCGCCACGCGGAAATAGAGCTGCCCTGGATGAGGTAGAGCGTTGCCGCAGCGATGTCGTAGTAGGAGCCGGCAGCGCTGACATCGAGGAACTCGATCCCCTCACCGGGCGCCAAGGCAAAGCAGCCGCCATCGTAGAAGGCCAGATATCGGCCTTCGTAGCGACAGGCATGGATCGACGACGGGTTGAGCGCGCGCCACTGTTCCGGCGTGAGGATGCCATCCGTGATCAACTGCGGCTCACCGCCGGAAACGGCCACCAGCCCCTCGGTCGAGGCATATACGACGTACTCGCCCATATCGACAACCGAACGGCGCGCGACGCACACGCGATCCGCATCAGGGGCGGAGTCTGCCATTGCTGCAGGAGTCGTGCCGGTGATGAGCCTCGGTCGCCCAGTGGTCGCGACGACAAGTCCCGCCGAGGTGACGCCGATACCAACGATCTTGTCGGGAAAACTGATCTGGTAGTCCACCGGCCAGGCGTGCGGATAGTAGGGTTCGCAGAAACATAGCGTGTTGTCGAAATAGCCGGCGAAAATTCCGTTTGGCATTTCGACCAGGCCAACCATGTTGGCATCCGGCATATCCCAGTTCACTGATGGGCATGGAACACCAAGCCCATCGCTGTTCACCTCGTCAACCCAGGAAGCCTGGGATACAGGGAAATCGGCAACATACAAGTACTCGCCGCCCCCCTCTGAGCGGTACAGCCGCTTCGTGACGATGTTGTACGGCCCCGTCGGCGCTGGTGGCAACTGCAGGTTGACCTTGCCCACTGGCTGATCTTCAGCACCATCCCACCTAGTGATGATGTTCGAGGCAGCGCTCGGTGGACCCTCCTCGCCGTAGGCCGAAACGTAGGTCACGACATAGACGGCGTTCACCTGCGTCGACGGTGGTGTCCCATTACCGTTCGCCTCGGTCGCGAGCGGCGCACTGGCGGGTGCAGGGATGCCAAGTCTGTAGAAGGCAGAAGGGTAAGGCCCTGCGCCCTGTGTTGCGACGCCGATCGGCGCATACTTCGGAAATCCATCTCCCGTCCAGTACACCCTCGACCACGCATCGCGAGCCAGCGGAGACTTCGCGGCATCAACGACCTGGCCAGCCCCCCACGCGAACCAATACCCTGCTCCGTTGTTACCGAACGGATACCGGTAGATCGATGAGGGGTTGGCGACGCCGCCGATACCGCTTACCGGAGCGGGTCCGGTCTCGGATTGCAGCGACCCCTTCCGCAGGTTCACATTTCGGGCGACCTGGGCATTTGTTGGCTGCAACAGGCGCGGAGTCAGGGCAGGCAACTCACCGCGGAAGCTGGCAATAGCGATAGATGTCATGCGCGTGGTGTCCTCATCCTGATGCTGCCAGCCTGGTGTCCGGCCCAGGTCAGCGACCGAGCATTGGTGCAGAGCCCGTGGAAAGCTCGCTGATCCATCAGCGCCAGATCCATGTCCGTCCATGGCTTGCTGGGCATACGGCGCAAGTAGTACCGCGCCCCGGTCTGCAGGCACTCGAAATGGAGATCAAGCAGCCATCCGGGAAGGGCGCTCTCAACGATCGGCAGTTCCGGCTGCACCACGACAGTCGCAGTCATGGCATCCGGGCCAGATCTAACGACCAGTCTCTCTGGCGTTGGCTGGAACATCTCGCAGCGCGCCGGGGCCCCATCCGTACGAATGTGCAGCACACGAACCGGCAGAGCCCCGCTGGGCACGGTAAGTACCTGCTCACCAACAACAACCGGAACGTCAACGGTCCAGACCCCGGCATCGATGCACAGATCGCGGAGCGCCCAACCAATGGCATCACGTACCGAGGCCAGGACAGCACCAGGCACATCGGGGATGATGCGATCCGCCAGTTGCTGGAGGTTCATTGCGCTACCTGCTGCTGCGAGGCCACGAGCCCAGGACGGGGAACTTCAAACTGCTCGATCTGCGCCTTCGACCCCAGAGCCGTGAGGAACATCTGGTAGTGCATCGTCGATCGATTGAGGTTCGCCGCATGCTCGGCGTCCTTGGCATAGGCCCTGGCGAGCATGTAGTCCACCAGCACCGGGGCATAGGAGTCATCGAGCCGAATCACTTCGGTTGAGGTGTTGGTCGCTTCCGATGCAGCATGCCCCTCCGGCACGACCGAGTAGACGATCTCGATCTTGCTGGTAGCCAACGCCGGCGGGTAGACGTAGAACTCCTTCGGCTGGCTCTCGTTGAAAACGAACTGTTCTACCGCCAGCGCTGCAGTCTCCCCATGCCAACTACGCCGAGTCGAATCGATCGCACCGCGCGTGGTCTGCGTGATGCTAAGCCCATCAGTGCCGGTGGCGGTGTTGCGGATAACCTCGAGCAGGCGCAAACCATTGGCAGGAATCGTCTGCCGGGTTCCGGCCTTGCAGGTGAGTTCGGCTGTGACAGAGCTTGCGTAGGGCTTGACATTACAAATAGCGGCATAGCCTTCATTGAGCCAGCCCAGCAGCTCGGTGTTCGCCCAGCGAGTACCGTTGCTGGTCACCTCCTGAAGGATCAACTTCACCCGCGAGATCAGGCTTCCTACCGTTGTCACAGCCATTTTTCACACCTCGCGCATGTAGTTGAGCTTCGCCAGTTCCGGGGTCCAGATGAAGGTGACGCCCGTCACGGTGTTGCGTATCAGGCGATTCTTCTCCTCCACGGTCGGATCATCGTCTTCCGGTGCCTCCTCTTCCTCCTCATCAAGTGATGGCAAGGGAGTCCCGGCACCGCCAAAGCTAGCCGCCGAGACAGCCGCGTCGCTCACAGTTTGTTGGCTGATGCGCACCTGGTCGCCTTCGACGTGGGACGGCGCCGTAGCTACGGCCGGTGCCGCAGCAGGCTGGGTGGAACTGTTCGCGCCTCCACCAGCGGCCTCATCAAGACCGCTTTCGGTGGCTCCGGCATCTCCACCCTGCGCTTCGGGGGGTTGAATATCCGGAGCCGCCTGGCTGTCCACGCCAGCACTCGCAGCCTCAGCCCCACCACCGGGCAGGCTGTCGAAGGCTGCCTCAAGACCTGCGAGTATCTCGCCGCGAAGCTTCTCCTCGCCCTTTCGGTTGTCGATCGGCAACCCCAGGTCCTTCAGCATCGCGACCAGGGCGTCTTTATCGGCCGTCTTGGCCTGCTCGATCAGATCGAGAATCGCTTTCTTGTCCATCTGAGTCTCCTCGGGAAAAGGCGCCCCGAAGGGCGCCGAGCGGATCAGCGGCTGGCGTACAGGTTGCCGATCGCGTTGGGGTCGATGCACTTCGAGCCGTAGATGTTCAGGCCCCGGACCAGCTTCCCGAAGTCCTGCGGGTTGGGCAGGGTCTCCATCTGGGTCATCTGGCTTGCGAAGGTCAGCGCCTTCTTGTGGCCGAACATCACGTTGTTGGCGTTCTTGCCGGCGGTCGCATCGTTCACGGCCGTGAGGTTGTTCGAGATGTAGACGGTGAAGCGATCCAGCATCCCGACCTTGCCGTTGCGGAACACCGAGGTCGAGTCACCCATGATCGATGCATCGCGCAGATCGGACTTCTTGAGCATGCCGTTCATCCAGGCGGGCAGGACGATCCAGCGGTTCTGCTCCGGCACGTTCTGCTCATCGAGCACCGTTCCGCAGTCCACAATCACGTCCAGGATGTTCTCCTTAGTGATCTGGACCGGTACGCCGGGCTTACCCAGGTTGATGTTCCCAGACTTGGCGCCGGCGGCATCGCCACTGTTCGCCGCAGCGGCATCGGCGTAATGCTTGCCGAGCAACTGCGAGTCAATGGCGATCTTCATCTGCTCGCCACCGTCGGTGCTGAACTCGTCCATGAGCTTGATATCAGCCTGGTAGGCGTCGACATCGTTAACTTCGAATGCGAAGTACTTGGCCTGGTCGATCTGCAGTTGGACCTTGTCGCTGGTGGGCTTCTCGTAGGTCAGGCCACCGCCGATCTTGTAGTCGCGGATGGTGATGGACGGGACGGTACGAATGTTGACGGTATCGCCCTGGTTCTTGATCTCGCCTTCGTAGTCGGTATTGGCGATCTCGCCGAAGACGGTGGCGGCATAGAGTTTCTCGACCAGTTTGCCCGACCAGAGCGCCGGAATGAACCCGGCGGTTCCGGTGGAGCTGTAGTCGGGATGGCCAGCAGCACGAGTTGGACCGGACATGTTGGATCTCCTGATGGGTTACGCCTCGCGGCGTTACCAGGCGGGGCTTATTGCCGGATACGGCCCTCTTGCACCGCCGCCTGGATGGATTTTTCGATTTCTGCCGCCTTCGCCGAGTCGACCTTGCCCAAGGCCTTGTCCTTGTAGAACTGGTTGATCTCTGAATTCGTCCACCACCGTTCGCCCTGCGGTACAGGTGCTGCCGTGCTGCGATTCGGTGCTGGCTGAATTTGATCCGCCGGGATTTCCCGGCGGGGCTGAGGGTCGGGGGACTTCTGCGACAGAGTGTTCTTGAATGCCTGGAACATCGCCGCAACGCGGTGCGGGTCGTTCGCTTCCTGGGCTTCCTCGAGCAACTGCTGGCGGACCTTTCCGGTGATCTGGTCCAGTTGGCTGAGCCAGAGGTGGAAGTCCTGCGAACTGTTCACCTCCAGCACGTCCGGTACCAGGCGGCGCAGGTCCTCGAAGAACCGTTCCTGCGCTTCGCGAACGCGATCGGCGGCCAGTTGGCTGGTGGCTTCACGCAGGTTCGCTACCTCGCTCTGGACAGATGCCAGGTCGGTCGGGTTGCCGGCGGTCATGCCGGCAGCGACGCGACGGATGATCGATACCAGTTCCGGACCGTAGCTCTTCAGTTCCTCTTCCGTGAGGTCGGCAGCAGCACGCTGCACGTCGTTGGTCGGGGTGGGCTCTTGCGGCTTGGCGGCCTGGGCTTGCTGAAGGGCCTCGGTCAGGCGGTTGATCTCCTTGCGCAGCGCCGGCAGTTCAGCGTCGTACTTGCCTTGAATGACGCGGAAACGCTGCTGCCAGTAGGCGGCATCGTTCTCGCGCTCCAAGGCCGCAGGACTCGGCTGTGCGGCGGGTTGCGCGTTAGGGTCAACCGTTTTGTCGGGCGCAGAATCGACAGCCGGCGCGGCATCAGGTACTGCAGACTCGGAATCCGCTTCGGGTGCGGGCGTCTCGCCGGCCTTCATCAGGTCCTGTTGGATCGCTTCGGCAGCGTCGATTTGCGCCTGAACGGAACGGGGCAGATTGCTCATTACGGGGGTCTCCTTGGGATAGAGCCGGCATGTCCGGGCTTCTTGATGCGGTGCGGGTTCCAGCGGCTGGCCTGGCCACTGGAGAGCAGCCACAGAAAAAACGCCTGGCGAGGCGGCTTTCCTCTGGCTACGCGGAAAAAGACAGGCCCGCGCTGGGCGGGCCGTTCTGGGTCAGGTCCTACGGACCCTGTTGAGGTTGTCGCGGGCGTTGTCGAACTGCTCCAGCAGTTCAGAGCAGACCGCCACCCTCCCCTGGCTGCGGTGGAGTAGCAGCGGCACCTCCGCCGTCTCCAGCACCTGGCGCGACTCCGCCAGGTCCGTCCGAATCAGGTCCAGCACCAGTTGGAAGTCCGGGCTGCTGGCCAGGTTCGCCAGGGCTTGCAGTTGCCGTTCCGAGAGTTTCAAGGGTCTGACCTCCTGCGTGTGCAAGCTGGGCTACGGCGGCACCGTTCTCCAAGCCCAAGCGCTGTGCCTCAGCCATCGTCTTCGCGGCTTTGGCTTCGCTCTCGGTGGACTGGCTGAGGGTGCGCTGGGTCTCGGCCTGGGCCTGCTGCTGTTCTGCCTGTGCGACGGCCGCCTGCTGTTCAGCCTGCTGCTTCTGCTGCTGCTCGGTGCGCGCCTTCAGCTCCTCCGGCGTCGGAATGAGGTCCGGCATGTCCAGGCTCTCCGCAACCTTCCGCAGAAGCTTGGCGCGCCCCTCCATGCCGATAATCTGCATGTCGATCGGGTTATTGGTGCCGGCCAGGAACTGCTGGCGGGCCTGCAGCGTCTGCTCCCGCTGAAGCATGGCATTGGCCCCGCGCGCGACCACGTTGTAGTCGCCCTTGATCGACTCGTCGTCCGAATACTGCATGTTGTGCAGCCAGAGCGCGCCGACGACAGGACGAACCACGCCGCGGTCGATGTGGCGGATCGCGTCCTTGATCCCCTTGTTCGCCGACTCCATCAGCATCGACAAGCCGGATGCGGTGTTGCCTGCGCCGCCCACCTTTTCGCTGCCGTAGATGTAGCGCGGGATGTTCGTGGCATCGTCCGCTCGCTTCTCCCAGGCGTCGTATACGCCCATCAGCTCGCCGGCCATGCTGGCCGGCTGGTAGAAGCGAATCACTGGGGCCACCGCCCCGCCACCCGCTCCCGGAGTCTGCCCGGACTTCACGCGCCAGCGCTTCAGCGGGAACATCTCGTTAGGGTTCTCACCTGGCTGCAGGCGATCCTCGTCGACCTCGACCTGAGGCCCGCTGGCGAACGCCATGTTGTTGGCCTGCGCTCGCGCAGCTGCGCAGCACATGTCCTGAACGTCCTCCATCAGTTCGGGGACGCTACGCCCCCAGAAACTGCCTGGGACATTCTGGAATGACGCCTTGTTGTACGGGCGCCCGCCCAGCGGGTTACGGTTGATCACGCAGCGAATCACATGCCGACCGATCAGTACTGCGTCGATTTCGTACTCCGCCAGGGCGTCCGGCACCAGATCAGGCGTTACCCCCCATTGCAGCAGCATCAAGCCCTGAGCACCTCCCCAGTACTGCAGCGCCTCGATGGTCTCCCCTCCCAGCATCCACTCATGAGGACGATCCTCCAACCTGGCACGCTCGGCGTCCGTCGCCAGCCATTCACGAAGACCTCCGGTGCCATGCTCGCGCAGGACCTCCATGAGCGCCTGGTCGTTGTACCCCGGCACACCACGGAACTTGTTGAGTTCTGCCCGGGTGAACCGGATCCGTTCGATCAGCGAGGAGCCGCTGTTGACATCCGCAGAGTCCGGGGATGGATACACGTCGAAAGGCGACACCCGAAAGAACATCGGCTGAACTTCTTCGACCTTTTCCACCTGCCAGTCAGGCCCCCACCCTAAGCGTGTAACCTTCTGAAGGATCGGGCCTTTCAGGATCGCGGCCGGGTAGGTGACGAAGTCATCGACGAAGTCCTCCAACGCTTCCTCCCAACCGCCCTCGGCAAGCTGGTCGGCGATCAAGGCTTCGTGCGCCTCGCATGCCTCCTTGGCCTTCTGCTGAATCATTTCACGGAGCTTGGCCTTCATCTGCTCCCTGCTGAACAACTGAGGATCGCCCTGGCCCGGGCCCTGTTCATCCTGCTGCGCCTCGGCAGCCATGCGCTGCTGTAGCGCCTGCTCGAACTGCGAAAGAAGCTCGTCCGGGATGTCGGAAATCGGCGTTGGGTCCAGGCCCCAGGGATGACCAGTGACCGGCATCAGGATGTCTCGAATCCACGCAGCGCCAGCTCGACACTTGGTGGTCGTCAGCTTCGGGTAAACCTCGCTCCCACCCGATTCACGTATTGCGGCCAGTTTCTGGGCGTCGTATTCGCCTTTCTGCCGGCGCGCGCAGTCGAGGAGCCGGCCCTCGATCTCCCGCTTGGCAGTCTTCGCAGACTCAAAGGCTTTTCGGATATGGGCTGCCAGGTTGCTTTCCACCTGGTCGCGGCGGCGGGCTGCCGCAGTTTCAGCATCAGCCGCATCCTGTTCAGCCTTGAGCTGGGCAGCACTCTTGAATTGCAGCAGGCCCATCTCAGCCATTGGGAAGCCCCTCGTAGACAGCAGCGATCTCCGCCTGGCGACCGAGTCGGCGACGGTCGGCGCTGTAGCGGATGCCTCGCAAGTTCTCCAGTAGGTCACGGATATAGGCGGCAGGGTCAGCAGCGAATTCAGGCAGTTTGACCTGCAGCTCTACTCCGTACTCGCCCTCCATCTCGAAAGCCAGAAGCACGGCAGGTACTTCGCCGGAGACCTCCTTGATGATCACCGGTCCGCCGACCTGTACATTCCCGATGTCCTTGCGCAAGCGGCTGCCAGGCACAGCAAACGGCACGACCTGGCGCGCGATGATGTCGGCGACCTGCTTCCAGGTGACGGTGAAATGCTGGCTCATGTGTGTGCGCCCCAGGCTCGACGGCCCTTCTCAGGGTTGGAGGTGGAGTGAGATGAAGCCGTGGTCCGCAGTTGCTCGAATACACCGCACCGCGCCAGCGTCTCGAAGGCCTTCGCGCCGTGACTGGCCCAGTCGTGACGCGGCTGGTCGCGGTACACCCCCAGCTTCGGGTCCCATTCCTTGCGGTAGTTGTCGAGACAGTCGACCAAGCGCGACACGCCGGTGGTGCGAAACACAGGTTCGCCATCGTCGGCGGCGTAGACATCAGCGTCAGCGGCGGTAGGATCCTCGGCGAACCAGCACGCCGGCAGAAACTGCCGTACCGCCTGAACGCCCTCGCTATTGCGCGACACACGCGGAACCATCGTGAACTTGATCCCATACTGGGCAGCGACTTCCATTCGCGACTTCCCGGTACCGAGCTCGCGCACCACGATGTCATGCGGCGCGAAGTGACCGCCGTAGTTGTACGGCAATCTCTTCAGCGCCTGGCCGTAGTACTCCATCCCCTCGCCGTTGTGCTCGAGGTAGTCGATGACTCGTACCTCGAGCCCATGGACCTGGAAGAACACGATGGACATCGCGTCCCCCATCCCAAGATCCCAGGCCGTGAACACCGGCAGCGCCGGGTTATATGTGACAGTCTGGGATATACGCCCCTGCTGCCGCAGCCAGCGCATCTGGGTGAGGTAGTAGGCGCCCTTGACCCCCTGGTCGAACGCCTCGTCCGGCGTGGACGGATACTCTCGCTTCATGTCCTCGCCGAGGGTCTCGGCCTTCTTCGCGTACCAGGCCTGCTGCTGCCGGTCGAGACGAACACCATGCTTCGCCAGTAACTCGGCGAAGTACTCATGCAGGTACTGGGGAACGATGACCTCTGCGATTTCCTCCAGCCGGTAGGACTGATCGCCCCACCACGGGAAGAAGTGGAACTGCCAGTCCATGACCGTGGGCCGGCGGCCGGCATCCTTGATCGCGCGCGCCAGTTCGCAGTACGTGAAAAAGTAGCCCTCCCGGCCTTCAGCGGTACTCTCGATGGTAAGCCGACAGCCCAGTGCTACGGCTTCGAACGCACCGGTAACGATCTCCTGCGCCTTGTCCGGGCTGAGCTTGCAGATTTTCCCGAACTCGGACACGTGCAGACGCTGCAACGTACCGCCTCGGAACGAGGTCGAGACCTGGATGCTCGATCCGTTGTCGAAGATGTAGCCCTGATCCTTGTCTGACCGCGGGCGCGGCAAGCGCATACCGATACGCTGGAATATGGCCATCCAGGGCGAGCCCACCAGTTGCTCATAGGCAAAACGGATCTTGTTCCGGTAGATGTCCTTGGCGTCCGGCAGGGTATGGCAGATGCACCCAGCGCTGTAGTTCGCAGTGAACAGGCAGTCGTCGAGCGCATCGATCATCTCGAACGTGGTGAACCCGAGCTGCCGGGCTTTCAGGATGATGTCGCGGACGTGCCCCTCAGTGAAGCGACGGCGCTGCGCGGCGTTCGGCCTGAACCGGCGCACCTTTCCGTGCTTGTCCTTGATCTTGTACAGCGCGTTGAGCCGGTACCACTTGTTCGCCAGCGCCAGGATCAGGTCAGCCCGACTGTTCAGCCTGCCATCCTTGTGCAGCGCAAGCAGCCGATCACCCTCGGCGACGATCACGCCGTTACTCCTGGTCATCGTCTCCGCCGACCTCCTTCAGCAGGTCCTCCAGCGACTTGCCCTCATCGCCGCTGCCATCGGCATCCAGGCCATGAGCCTGCCGCTGCAGCCGGATCAGGCGCTCGAGTGACGCGGTGGCGTACCCCAGGCTCTTGCCGACGTAGTCAAGAGGAATATCCACCTCAACGACCTTGTCTCGGATCTGGATCAACAGCTTGCCGGCAGCCACCTGCTCCCCCAGCCGCCCCAAGTACCCCTCCGTCACATCCTTCGCCCTGCGAATCAGCACCTGGTGGCCGCGGATGATCTCTGCGCCGGCCTCAGCGGCTTGCTCAACTACTTCTGCGTCCGTTCGGGCCGCTTCGGTGGCTTCAGCCGCGGCGCGCCCGGTCAACGCCTGGACGCGGAGACGTATCTGCTCCGACAGGTCCCGCTGCCAGCCGTGGTCAGCGGCGCGCTTGCGAATGGCGCCTTCGGATGGGCCGTGTAACCGGCTCAGTTCGCGGTTAGAGAACCGTCCGGTGCGGTAATCGCGCTCGACCGCCTCCCAATCAAAGCGGGAGCGTGGCTTTTTCTGGCTTGCCATACAGGGAATCTCAGAGGTTCGCCCCTTCTGGAGGGGCGGATTGACGACATACGGCACTCCGGTCTCGCCACCATTGATGGACCAACCAACAACCCGAGGACCCCTCTATGGCAATCGCTGCAACCTCCATCATGTTCGCCTTGCTGCTGGCTTGGCCTTGGCTACGCCCGCTTCTGCCCCGTTGGGCAGCGGTGCTACTGCCCCTGCTTGGGCTCACCGCCGGAGCGCTGACCCTCGGTGCCTGGCTGCACAGGGATAACCCCTCGGACGGCGTCGACCAGTCCTTGGTGGAGCCGCTGGCAAGCCCGGTACTCGCCGGCCAGTTCGACGTCCGCTAGCGCCAACTCGGCAGGATCGCCGGTCCCATCAGCGGCGACCGGCACCGGCGGCAGATCCGGACACAGTTGCAGCAGGCTCTGGTCGAAGCTTGCCGGCGCGGGCGGCGTTGATGTTGCGCATCCAGCCAGCAGGCAGGCGGCAAGCAGGATCCATCGGTTCACGGACGATCTCCCGGCGGGCGGTCTGGTAGATGGTGGTGTTGGTGACGCGGATGCCGGCGATTGCCTTGTTGGTGATCTCGGCGACTTGGGCGACGACGCTGCGGGCCAGAGCTTGGCGATCCTGCTCGGCCTGCAGGCGAATGGCTGCGTCGCTAACCTCCTTCCAGCCCCGCACCTGCCAGCCCACAGCCAGGCCAATGGCAGCAACCAGCAACAGCGCGCCGGCGCGGATGACGTCAACCTGCATTCTGCTGCTCCTGTCGAACCTGCTGGTGCAGTTCCTCAACCTCCTCCACGGACAGCCCGTGTCCGGGGTGCAGCACTTCGGAAAGCCAGGAAAGCAGCCGAATACCATTGAACGTGCCATCACCATTGGCCGCAGCCTCGCCGATGGTCCGAGCTACGCGCGGATCCGCAGCCCCCTTCATGCCACCAGGTCTCCGCCGGCCTTCTGGTACTGCCGCAGCAAGCGCTGCAGCGAGTGTTCCCGCTGACCGTAGCCGGCGCCGGGCAGACTGGCCCAGATGCGAGCGCATTTTTCGATGGCGCGACTGATGTGGCCGGACTTGACGTCGTCCAGGGCTCGGCATTCGCGGATATGCTGAATCGCGAGACGGTCCTGGCTGATTGGCCCGAAGTCAGGGAGCTGCAGTTTCACGCGGTAATGCGGCCAGTCCCTCAACATCTGCTGATACCGGCCAGAAGCGTTGGACGTCAGGCCCTTGCTGTTAATCCGCTTGGATGGCCGCCCGCCGGCGAACGGATGAGTACCGTAGTCGGTGAAGATTTCCGGCTTGCCATCGTGTCCAGTCACGATCACGTCGTAACCGTCTGCTCTGGTTGCCGGCGAGGTGGATGTCCCCTCCGACCACGCCAGCATGTCGAGAAAAGCGACCACGTTCGCGCCGCCGGCCTCTTCTGAAGAAATTCGAGCCATCAGTTCAACCTCAGTATCTGCGCCACGTTGCCCTTGCTGCGATAGACCAGTACTGCCAAGACCAGCAGCACCAACAGCAGATAGGGAGAGATCGGCGGAGCGTGGCGCGACATCAGAACGGCCAGGGTGATCGACAGCGACTGCATGCCGGTCCCAGCGGCGAGGATGTACGCGCAGAGCGAGACGCCGAACCGGTACGTTGCACCGTGGCGCTGGTACGTGAAGATGCGGCAACTGATAGCGCCGCAGACGGCTGCCGCCGCAAGGGTCACCAGGTCAACCATCGTTCCGTCCTCTGATCATGCCGACGAGGCGTTGGAGAGCAATCCTGAGCCACGGCGGCGCGTTTCCACCGATCATCCAGTCGAGCACGCCGATCATGACGGTGACGATCAGCGCGGCGGTGACCAGCGCGGGCAGCCCTGAGAACTGGGTCGCACCCCGACCGACAGCCTCTGTGGCGGCGTAGTAGCCGCCCACCCAAGAAGCAAGCAGGTAGCCGACGCGCCTTGCGATGGTCAGGTCGTGGGCCCAAAGCACGAACAGCAGCGCGCCGGCGAACCCGCCGATCACCGCATTAACGTCGACTCCCGGGATGATCGCTGTGGCAGTGAGCCCGACGGCGCCGGCTGCTGCTACTGCTCCGCTGCTCGTCGGTTCAGCCATGGGGATACTCCAGATGAAGAAAGGCCCGCACATACGTCGGGCCCTTTGAGTAGGTGCCGGGCGAACCCGGCTGATGTGCTTGAGCAACGTCATCCCGACGGTGCGGCACGGTTGAGCAACGCCTCCCGGCGTGGCGTGATCTTCAGCCCTGTTCAGGCCCCTTCGGTTGGCTCACCGCTGGCGACGCACTAACGGTGACCGATCCCTGGTAGAGCGTGCGCAGTTCAGCAACGTAGACTGGCTGCTTCGGCGAGGCCTCGACCATCGCCTGGGCCCGAGCGTTCGCCTCATCCTCAGTGTCGAACTGCGTCTGCAGCGGGCTGGTCGGGAAGGGCTGGGGGATAACGACGAACGGCATGAGACTGCCCTCCTGAGATACAACATTTATGTTGCATAATAACAAAAATGTTGTATTCTTGCTTCAACGATTCAGACGAGATGAGGTGATGAAGTTCAGCGAATTCCGACGCTGGCTGAGGGCACAAGGTGTGACCTTCGAAGCCGGCAAGGGCAGTCACTTCAAGGTGACCGCCCCGAACGGTAAGACAACGACCTTCGCAGATCACGGCGCCAAAGAAATGCCGGAGCCGACACGCAAGGCGATCATCAAGCAACTGGGGCTCTGAGAGCCCCCTCTGCTGAACGCAGTCACCCAGAGGGGAAACCATGTACAACTTCGCAATCCGTTTCGAGCAAGACGACAGCGCTCCTGGCGTTGCCGTTTTCTGTCGAGACCTTCCAGAGCTGAACAGCTACGGAAACACCGTCGAGCACGCACTCGGCGAGGCCGTTGATGCCATCGAAACCACATTGTCGCTCTACGTTGATCAGCGCCGACCAATTCCAGCGGCTAGCGCTCCAGAACCAGAAGAGCACGTAGTGCATCTTCCAGCGGTGACCGTCGCGAAGATCGCTCTATGGAACGAGATGATGCGGCGCGACATGCGGAAGGCTGATCTATGCCGGGCTCTAGGCGTCGCCCAAGTACAGGTCGACCGCCTCGTCGACTTTCTGCATACCTCGAAGATGGAGCAGTTGGAGTCCGCGTTAGGGGTCTTAGGCTTGCGTCTTTTCGTGAGTGTGCAGCAGGCTGCCTGAAACGAAAAAACCCGGCGTCGACCGGGTTTCTTTCGTGTGGGTGTTTCTGTGCAAAGTGACAAAACAGTACCGAAACACTCACCAAAACGTCAAGCGGCCTGTTTTTTGAGCTTCTTAAGTCGCTGCCGCTGCGACCAGTAGGCATCGATCCGATCCCAGTACATGGCGTGAGCCTCCTTCCGCAGAAAGGTGTCCTCGCCCCACTCCTCCCGGTATGCCTGGTTGTATCGGCGCATCCGTTCAAACCACGTCAGCAGCATCGGCTCATCCATCGCCTCCAGTCGAGAGCGCAGTCTGGCCTGCATCGCCTCCCGCTTCGCCAGATAGCCAGCCGCGCGCTGCTCCAGCACCCGCCGGCGATCAACCTCAACCCAGCGCCAGCCGGCCCGCAGTCGTAGATCCGCGCCTGATGCCCGACGGACGACCTCGGCGACCGGCCGCAGCGCCTTGGCGTCCAGGCTATCCACCGTAGCCGCCAGGCTGTTCCAGATCACCGCCCAGTCTCGGGCCCAGTGCGCCACGCTCGGCGCGGTGCCGAACCAGTCTCTGACGAACTCGCAGATCTGCCCCTGCGACCAAGGTTCCCGCCCGTAGACCGCCGCCTGGTGGCTCCTCACCGCGGCCAGAGCCATCCAATAAGAGACCTCCCTGCGCTTCGCGGAGCAGGTCGGCAACTCAACCGTGAACCAGACCAGGGCGTGAGCGATGTTCAGATCCTGGCCAGTAGCGAGGGGCGAATACAGCGTATGCCCGAAGTGCTGCAGCGGCTTCGGCAAGGTCTTAATCGCGGCCTGCACCAGCCCCGCAGCCAGCATGTGCGCCGACCTTCCGTTCGTGTCCCGGCGGCTCGGGTGGGTCTCGTTGACGACTCGCCCCCGCTTGCCCAGCATGGCCTTCTCGGCGGCCACCGCCAGCACGGAGTCACGGCTCTCATGGAACGCATCGTGCCAAGCCTGTCGCGCGCTGTTCAACTTCATACCCTTTTCCCCTTATTCAGCACCGCGCAATTCGCGTAAATCGTGGTTCTGTGACCTTCCGCCAAGGCCGTGAAGCTCCTCGCTTCGAATGTGGTTCGCGGGACACTACCGGTACGCAAGCGCTACGCACCTCCCTCGATGAGAGGTACGACCTTCACTCGGACGCCTGGCGTTTCGCTCCAGAGCTTCTGGAATATGCCGCGGACGGCCTGAACATCGTCACGCCATACGACGCCGTTGCAGGCATCGCAGATGGCCTTGAGGCAGTTATCCGCATCCGGTTTGCGCATGGCGGCGATCTCGCCGGCCAGAGCCTGGGCACGCTTGCGTTTCGACCATGAGGCTGGCACTTGGTGGTACATCCATATCTCGATGAGGCAAGGCCGGGTTATCGGCGGGCGCCCCGCCATTGCCTGCTGTGCGGCCATGGCAACCAGTCCTTCGTACGCCACGGTCTTCGCCGGCGTGAACATCCGGGCATGGGCGCCGACGCGGCCAATGCGAGGCCTCCCCTTCCCCTGAGGCTCGCCGGGCACGGAGAAAAACACTGGTTGAAGATCATCGGTCATGCGTGCTGCTCCTGCGCGGCCTGCTCTGCGCTGAGCGCTGGCTGGTGCCAGTCGTAGGCGCGGTTGAACACCAGCGGATCCATCCTCTGGTGGTTGTTCGGTTGTACTTCGCCGCGGATGTCGTAGAAACGCTCAGCGATCCGTGTCAGGACATGGTCCCCGTCATACCAAGGCTCAGCCTCGGGGAACCGGTTCTTGAGCACCAGGTACACTCGGAAGCAGCCACCATGCAGCCCCCAACGATTCATGTCGGGGTGAAGCTCGCGCAATGCGCCGAGGAACGCCAGAACCTCATGCATGCGTGGTCCCTCCCTTGCGCGCCCCACACCGAGCGAACAGCATCTCTCGCGCCTGGGCGCCACTGAGCCCATCCAGGCCCTGGGCCTGCATCCGCCGGCGGAGCTGCTGCTCGGCTTCATCCTCGGCCAGGTCCAGCAAGCTCTTCCCGGTGTCATGCTCAATCGCGTGGATGACGGGCTGGCTCAGCGGGATGTTGTTTGCCCACCGCCGGACCATCTCTGCGTAGTGGAACCCGAAGCGCTTGCGGAGGCGATTGTCGTTCACCTCGCCGGTGCGCAGATCGAAAACGCCGGTGGCCTCGGCGGCGGCCTTGACCACCTGGTGGCGGTAGCGGCACGCCAGAGCCTGGTTGAACGCGGTGTCGTGGTCCGGCAGACCGAGCGACTCCGGCTGGACGCTCAAGCAGAGTTCCCGGAATGTCGGCGCCGCCGGCGGCCAGTCGAACCGGCTGCCCATGAACGTCAGCATGTTGAGCCCGTGGGCCAATTGCTGGCCGGTCAGCCCCTGAAGCACCGTAGCCCAGGCGCCGTCAGGGTTCGGGTTGTCGCCAAAACTCGACGTCCAGCGGTGCCCGTACATCTCGGTCATCTTCACCCACAGCCGTTCCAGCAGCCTGTCGGGCAGCCTCGTTGGCGGCGACGATTGCGTTGACGCGGTCGACGGCTGAGCGAGGGCCCTGTCGATGTGGGAGGCCGCGCTTTGCGGCACGATGGCCGGCTTGGCCTTCGGCGTTTCCTGCTTGGTTTCCATAGCTGCTCCTGTTCTGGTCGAAGCGCTGGTTGCGGCGGATTTTCTGTGCCAGTTCGTGCTCCCACTGGCCTTGGGACTGGTATTTCTCGGGGCGGTTGATCCAGTAGCTGCGGAATTCGAGAAGCTCGTCGTCGCGCAGCTGGTAGCTCCCAATTCCGTTGCGGACCAGCGTTGCCGCCCACCCCTTCGCACTTGGCACCCAGGCCTCGTGCATCGGGAATCGGTCAGCACCAGATACCGGCTCTGCCTCGCGCGCGTTACGTGACGGAGGAGGTATCGGAGGAAGACCGGATGTAGGCCCCACCTCTGGCCCCACCTCGGAATAACCTCCGGCCCCACCTCTGGCCCCGCCTGCTCCAAGCTCTTCGCTGTAGCCCAGTAGTTCCGGGGCTTCTGGCTCTAAATCCTTGGCCCCACCTAGGGCCCCAGGTCTGGCCCCTCCTTGGTCAAACCTCTGGCCCCACCTCTCCGAGGCGGATTGATCCCGTGAAGCCTTCGGCAGGTGGAAAACGAAAGGACCGATGCTGGGCATAGGCTCGACCATGCCGCGGCGCACCAGCGCATCGATGGTGTAGCGGGCCTCCTTGCGGGTCGCCTTGTGCGCAGGACGCCCAGGTGATGCCGGGATGCTCAGCACCTCGATCAGCATCTGCTCGCTCAGGCGGCGGGTTTCGCCGGCGATGCCGGTCCTGTAGTCCATGAACATCCGGATCGCGCAGTACACCTTCAGCAGCTGATGCGGCTCGTCGAAGAGCGCATCCCACTCCTCGTCGTTGATCTGGAAGGACGGCATTCAGTCCCAACCCAGCGGTCCTGGCCGCTTCTTCTCGGCCTTGAGGCCCAACTCGGCCAGCGTCTCCAGCGAACGGAGATAGTCCGCGCTGACGACCACCGCATGCTGGGGAACGATCTGAAGCTCAAGCACCGAGGCGGCCTTGCAGAAGCGCTCGATGAGGCCGTCCTTCTTCCACCCGGTGATAGCCGACTCGCTCAAGCCGACTGAATCGGCGACGACTTTCTGGCCCACCGACAGAAGCTGGCTCAAGAACAGCGCCTCGAAATCGCGTGATCTTGACTCTTGCTCGGGGGTTAACTTGCTCGTCGACATGGTCAGGACGCCATTTGGACGGATACAGCAAGCGAGTCATGCTCTGGCTCAGGGAAAGCTTCAGCCAGCGTGCATTCAGCACCAAGGTCATTCAGTGCCGCCACGATACGTCGGCATTCACTGAGTCCAGGCTTACGGCGCCCTGTTTCGTAGTGGCCGATTGCGGCCTGGGTCAGCCCAACTCGCTCGGCAAGCTGGGTCTGAGTCACACCCGCCTGCTTGCGGATGGCTTTCAAGGCACTCATGGCGTCCTCCAAGGTGAAGTGTCCTTTTTTGAAAATACATTTCGTACTTATTTCTTGCAAGGATTAGTACATGACGTGCGTTGCACTTGCTAATACGGTCTGTAGCATTCCGCCCATGAACAACTGGATACAGATAGTCCGCAATGCCATGGCGCGGCAGGACATCACACAAGCGCAGCTCGCAGAGCAGATGGGGAAAACTCAGGGGGCCGTAGCGCACTGGCTAAACGGGCGGAGAGAGCCCAGCATTACCGACATCAACCAAATGTTGACCTTGCTCAATCTCCCCCCTCTCACAATCCAGTTGCCTGATGATCGAGTGCAGAACGTGGCACCAGCAGATCAGCCGACCCGCATGTATCGATACCCGATAGTTAGCTGGGTCGCCGCAGGCGCTTGGCGCGAAGCGATAGAGCCGGCCGGCTTCGATACATTCGAACTCAGTGACTACAAGGGAAAGGGAAGGTCATTCTGGCTGGAGGTGAAGGGGGATTCGATGACAGCTCCTGCCGGCGAGAGCATTCCGGAAGGCATGTTGATCCTCGTCGACACCGGGCTCGAGCCGAGGCCTGGCGATCTGGTGGTTGCGAAGCTGGCCGACAGCAACGAGGCAACCTTCAAACAGTTCGTGTCCGACGCAGGCCAGAAGTACCTGAAACCCCTGAACCCCGCATATCGCATGCTATCCATCGACGACAACTGCGAGATGGTCGGCGTTGTCACCCGAGCTATCCGCAAGTTCAGGTGATCCGCCGAATTTGGCCGCCTGGCACATAGGGCTAAGGCGGCCTTACCCGTCGATCAGCTACCCCTCCTCTTGACCTGATAGGTCGCCATATCCTCGCTCTGGTTTTCCACCTGGCCGTCACTCCCATCCCGCTCCTCCCACTTCAGCGTTACCGTGCCGTCGTCGTTGAAAACCATGTCAATGCCGTCGGTCTCGGACAGCAGTTCCATCACCTGGTCCCACGCCTCATCTGGATCCGTGTCCAAGCGATGGATCGTCACCGTGCGCAGGTCCTGTGCTTTCGGTGAGTTGATCATCTCCGATATGCGGAGCCCCAATTTCTCAACCGGAGCCATCGGTTTCGCGTCCTGCTTCTTCTGTTGTTTGGCCATCGAAAGAATCCTCCATACTGTATATTCATACAGTATTCTTATAGAAGAATTCTGTCAGCAACTGCCAGCATCGAAGCACAAGGAGTACTCGGAATGCTGTTCTCTCCATGGTCCGAAACCACCTATATCGCTGTCGTCGACCGAGTCCGGGCGCTGATTGAAAGCCCCCAGGCACAAGTCCAACAGTCCGTGCGGATCAAGCGCGCGAGCAATGAGCCGACATGGGCCTGGCTTCGACTGGAGCAAGACCTCCGCAGTATCGACGGCGTAAATGTCGAGGCTCGAAATGACGGGAGCCTATTCGTTTACTGGTACGTCGACCTCCCTCACTGATCTTTGACCATCAAGCCCGCCCTCAAGCGGGCTTTTCTTCCGAAGAAATAAGTACGTTTTGTATTGACCATGATAAATACGTTGTGTATTTTTCTACACGCCAGCAACACATCGCTGGCCAGGCCACCGAGCCGACCGCTCTTTTACAACGCACGCAAAAGGCCGCTGGCCAAGCCAGGCATTGACGTACCCGGCGTGGGCGAATCCCACCTGAGTACGCCGTATTGCCTAAGCCACCAGCGGCTGAACCAGAAAACGTATGGAAAGAAATCATCGCCCAGGCACAGGTGGCGGGTAACGGTGCTCAAGACTGCGGCGCGCGGCATGCCGGCGACACGGTCAACCCTGACAGCAATGACGAAAGACCCGCGGGTTGTAGAAGCCCAGCAGGCGAACGCGGGAGAAACACCGATTTCACTGGCTGGCCCTCCACCGAGGGCCAGACGGGAAGTCAACCGAATGCACGGAGCATGCACCAGATGAGCCAGCAAACCCTGCAAGACCTGCTAGCAGAAAGAGTCACCCTTTACGCAGCATCCGACAGACCGCGCGAACTGATTGACGAAGGTATCGACAAGATGTTCAAGGAAGTCGTGAGCGACGCTTTTCGCTCTTACGGAGATTTCGGCGGCACCGTCAAGGAGGCTGTCAAGGCCGCGCTGCCGGCCAACGTCTCCGACGTGTTCGACCTTCAGCGATACAACGCCATCGTCGCAAATGCACTTCGCCAGCGCTGGGAGTCGGCGGCACTGAGCGCGGTTATCTTGGAACAAGCCGACAAGTCGATCACCGAGGTGCTTACCGGCGACGGCCTGCTGAGCGGCGAGGTGTCGCTCAAGGCCCTGTTCGAGGAATTCATCGAGCACCACAAGGAGAGTGCGGCCGAAGGCCAGTGGGAGCGCCCTGAGGTTCGCTTCGAAGAAGGCGACGGCAACTACTCCCACAAGACGCTGAGCATCTACTTCGATCCGGAGCCGGAAGTCAGCTACCGGAGCGGCCTCTACTCATCCTCCGGTCGAAGCAACTACAGCCTGAAACACGCCATTCACATCAGCATCGAGGGCGAGCGCGAGACCGGGGATCGCTGGAAGCCAAGGGTGCAGTTCGGCGAAGTCTATAGCGCCAAGCTCGACGACAAGAAGATCGCCATAGACATGCAGGTGTACTCGAAGTGGGAGCGCATGCTGGCATCGCTGTACTTCGGCAACGCCATTCTGGTGATCGACTGCGACCCTGACGACCTGAGCTACGGCCTGTACGACTGATCACCCCAGCCCCGGTTCGCCGGGGCTTTACCGCCCTGGAGGGCAGACGATGCAGATCGAAATCGAACTGGCGCCTAAGCCAGTCCCGCACCCAGCGATTGCTGGATGGCTACAGGCAGCGGATGAGGCTGAGCGCGCCGGCCTGACCTTCGCCGCGAACACTTACCGGAGCACCGCACGCAGCATCGAGTTGGAACAGGAAACTGGCGTTCCTGTATGCGCATGCTGCTTCAAGCCGTTCGGGCGCGGCGTCCTCCATCAGTAGCCCGCCGCCCTGCCGGTAGCAGGGCATCACCGAGGAAAGGACATGAACTATTTCGCGAAGCTCTTCGAGTTCGAAGACCTGGGCCAGGTGCTCGTGATGCTTGATCGCGGGGATGACGGCCCGGAGGTGCGCCTCTACTTCAAGCCCGACGGCCTGGGCGTCTGTTCAGTGGCGTGCAGCAACTTCCCCGGCGATGAAGACGAGCAGTGGGACTACGCCGAAAAGGGGTTCGCCACGGTGGACTCCGAAGGGGCCCACAAGCTCGTCGCCGAGGCAATGAAGGTCGTCCCGGATCGCTTGGGCTGACGCCGCAAAGTCACCGAACACCAGCCCTGGAGGGCACGGATATGCTGAACATCAATGAAGAAGACCTGAAAGCCGCCATCGTTGCGAAAGCCGCAGACGAGATCCTGAGCCATGACAGCGAACTCTCAGGGCTGATTGCCAGGGAAGTGAAATCTCGCATCGACAAGATCTTCGCCGAACGCGCAATGGCCCAGGTCGAGAAAGCAATCGACGAAACCGTGCACAACTGCTTCGAGCGCGATTACCAGCGCGTCACCGCTTGGGGGCAGCCGGAAGGTGAGCCGACCAGCATTCGCAAAGAGCTGGAGCGAACTGTAAGCGGCTATTGGTCTGCGAAGGTCGATCCACGCACTGGTAGAGCCGATGGCGGTTACAACTCTGTCACCCGCGCCGAATACCTGATGACGCAAATCTGCGCCGAAGACTTCTCGAAGCAGATGAAGGACAGCGCCGTGAACATCACCGGTCACCTGAAGGACGGCCTGCGCAATCAGATGGGCAAGGTGATGGATGACATCCTCTCTGAGCTCTTCAAGGTCAAGAGCCTGCAAGACCAAGGAAAGGTCGAGAAACCGTACTGACCGCTTACCTCGCGCCGCTTCCCTGAGGTGGCCGTCACCCCGAACGGAGTCACACCATGCTGATCCTGACCAGAAGACCCGGCGAAACCCTGCATATCGGCGACAACATCACCGTCACGGTCCTCGGCAGCCAAGGCGACCAGGTGCGCCTCGGTATCACCGCCCCGGACGACGTCGCCATCCACCGCTCCGAGATCTACCAGCAGATCGGCAACGTCCGCCCTGTGCCGCCGGCGGAGTTGGTCGAGGTCTGGAACCGAGAGCACCCGGCGCCAGCGCTGATCGAGTACCGCCCGTACCGAGGGGCCGAACCGCAGCGCACCCGCACCGTCGGCCGGGCCAGCGTGTCGCTTGGCGGGGCGGCGGTTATCTGGATCGAAGGCCAGTCGGCGCCGGTGGCGTTGCGGGCCTGCACTGCGATCTCCTGACTTCGGCGCCTGGCCCATTGCCGGGCGTTTAACCTACGGCGAGCGCCCGCCGGTCCGACGGCGCGTACAACGGAGGACCTCACCATGTAGCCCAGCCTCAATCGGCAGATCGCCAACATGCGGTCGAGCCTGTACCCAACCGCTTTCACATAAGGCGGTGCATGTAAGTGGAGACAGGGCGCTTGGCGGCGCCCTTCTCTTTCCTGCTCCTGGCTCGGCCAGGGCGTAGCGGAGAGTGATCGGCAGCCGAGTCAGGCACCTGCCTCGTAAGCAGGCGAGCCAACGAGCAACGCCGCCGGCTGGTGGCGCGGACGGAGCCAGAGGGGACGCCCTCGCGCCGATCACTCCCCGCTGCGCATGCAGCGTTCCCCCTCTTTGCCCGGCTCCGGCCGGGCTTTTTTCAACCCCCATTCGAGAGCACCCACCACGGCGCCCCACCGGGCACGACTGCCGTGTGCCTGGGTGCTGCCGAATGCAGGTGAACCACGGAGAGCATCCCGATGTGGACATACCGCGAGCGCCGCAACCGCGCGGCTTTCAGCAACGCGCAACTCGCTTACGACCGTGCCGTCGACCCGCTCTGGGACCAGCCGGAGCCGGAACCGGAGCACGAGGACGAAGAGCAGGAGGACGACGATGGCCTTCAGCAATGAACGCGCGGTTCGGATGATTGAGGAAGGCATCACGGCCATGCGCCGGTCCCACTTCCCGCGCCCCGAACAGAGCTTCCTCCACGGCCAGATCGAACTGGCCTACGCAGTGGACTTCATCGACACCCGCCTCTACGACGACATGCGCCGCCGGCTCGACGCCGCGGCGGATTCGCGCTGGGCAGAACTCAGGAGCACGAACACATGACCACCCGCCCCGTTCGCTCGATCATCGACGACCAGCTCGACGACCTGGTGATGCCTGCCGGCGCCGACATCGCCGCGGTACTCGGCCTGCCTCGCGAGACCCTGGTGGTGAATCTCCCGCGCCGCATGGCCGTGACCATCAAGAAAGGCCGGAAGTGCCTGGGGGTGCGTCGTGATTGAGCCGCAACTCTCGACGGTTTTCTTCGCTCCTACGGCGCGGCGCCGCTTCTTGACGCGCCGGGCGGCAATCAATGCCGAGGCCAGGGCGATCATCAACAAGCACTTCCCGATTGAGCGCGGCTGCTCCTGCGGCTGCGGCGATCCGGGCTGGCGGCTTGAGGAGGCCAACCCAGAGCGCTTCGCGCGCTACTACCGGCTGCTCACCGCCGTGCTGAAGAAGGTGAAGTCATGAACGCGAAGCGTAAAGCCACCCTTCTCGGTGCCCTGGCCATGACCGCCTTCTACATCCTGCTCATCTTCGCCCCTGCCTGGGGCGGTCTGATCACCGCCGAACAACCCGCCACGGCACCCATCGCCGGGAAGTGAGCCAACAATGCAAACCATCACCGTGCGCGCCTCGTCCTGGGGCGCGCTGTTCGACTGCGCGTTCAAGTGGGAGGGCGTACACCTCCTGAAGATGCGCAACCCGTCATCCCCCCGGGCGCTACTCGGTACCGCGATCCACGCCAGCACCGCCGCGTTCGACGCTGCGCGGGTGAACGGCGAGCCGATCAGCGCCTACGACGCCTCTGAACTGCTGGTGCACACGCTGCAGCAGCCCGATTTCGAAGTGGACTGGCGCGGCTCCGACATCAGCCCGCGCGAAGCCGAGTCCACCGGACTGACGCTGCACACGAAGTACTGCAACGACATCAGTCCGCGCTACGACTTCGTCGCCGTCGAGTTGACGACCAAGCCGATGGAGATCGACTGCGGTGGCGGCATCCTTGTCCGCCTGACCGGCCAACTCGACCGGGCCCGCATCAAGCGCGATAGCCACGGCGTCGGCATCGCCGACGTGAAGACCGGCGGCGCCGCGGTGAGCCAGGGCGTGGCCAAGACCAAGGGCCACAAAGCCCAGATCGGGACCTACGAACTGCTCTACGAGCACACCACCGGCGACCCGATCACCGCGCCGGCCGAGATCATCGGCCTGAAGACGAAGGGCAAGCCCGAGGCGGCGGTCGGCGAGATCGTCGGCGCGCGCCAGGTGATGGCCGGAACTGCCGAGCATCCCGGCCTGATCAAGTTCGCCTCCGACATGTTCCGCTCCGGACTGTTCCCTCCCAACCCGCAAAGCCCGCTGTGCAGCCAGAAGTACTGCCCGCGTTGGAAATCGTGCCCCTATAGGGATGGCTGAGCCATGAAGAAGCTGACGGAAGAACACAAGCGGAGAATCGGCGAGGCGAATCGCTCGCGCTCCAAATCCCGGCGAGACCTCCAGCTTGAGGCGAAGGTATTCGAGCTGTACGCGTCCGGGAGAAGCATGAGCGAGGTCAGCCACGAAACCAGCGTACCAGTGGCAACCATCCACAGATGGCTGCGCCGCGAGGGCGTGGAGATTCGAAAGCCGGGT